CCCGATATTTTAATAAAAGCACCGGCTGTTAATTCAGTTTTGTAACTGAAGAAAATTGCTTGGTCATTATCAGTAATTGCAGTACTGTAAAAAACTCCCCAGTGTTGGGAGTATGCAGATTTAAGCACTTCAATATTAAGAGTAATCTTATCAGACACTTTAGCAATAAATCCGCCTTTAGCAAAGTCAATACGACCTTGAATATTTGCTCTTTTTTGCCCACGTTCATATACTGCAGGCAAACTAGCAATTACTGCCAATTCATAATTAGACGTAATAGTGTCTCGGCAACTTATTGCTAAGGCGTTATTATCAAAATCAGATAACACTTTACCTTTGAGGATTTGAAAAGTCAACCCCTGAAAAAATTTACGAATTTTTTCACCTTCTTCTAGGTCAGCATCAGTTACAGATTGATCTGCAATAAATTTTTCCATTAAAGTACGGTTAGACTGAACAACTGCAACTGCTAAAGGCTTAGCCGTGGATTGATTATACTCAGATGAATCAGTACCAGCAGGTAAACCAACTTTAATATAACCACCAACTACCCTATGTGCGGCTGCGGCGGCTGCCCAAACTAATTCTGCGGGGTATGAATAAGTAGATACAAGTTTACGTGCCATTTTATTCTCCTTAAGTTGACCAATAAGTTTCGCTAGCCGGATTGCAACACCAAGGGGTGTCGTGTGGAATTTGGATATCAACTCCAGACATGAGATTTGTCACAGTCTTCATTGTTGGGAAGTACTCAAAACGAAAGTTAGGATTCATTTCCAGTCCAACTACAACAATAGCCTTCATTGTCTGCTCATCCATGTCTTTGAAAACACGGGTGCCTACCAGTTTTTCTTTGGATTTAGTGCGTTTGTCAATTTTGTATGAGTACATTGTGAAGTCTTGCTTAGTCATTTTGTAGTCCTTTAATTAACTGTTTAAGAGTTTATTATATCACAAAACCCATTTAATGTCAAATTTGGTTCATTGCAGACACTTTAATCTCAGCACTATCAACTTTGATACTGCGACTATAAACAGTGTTTTTGAATTTTTCACGCAAGTTGTATTTGCGATATTTGTCTAATGCCAGTGTCTTACCTTTGGTACCAATGCCGCCGCGGCCCATAGAAATCAATTTATTCAATTGTTTGCAAAAATAATAATTACTATGTGTTAAATCAACACCAATGCCATTAGAGACAATGCGTTTGAGTTTGTATACACTAGTAGGTCCCACGACACCTTCAACAAGTTTGTATTCGGCATTTTTAGAGAATTCAGCATAGTCTAACAAAATCATTTTGATTCCTTTAATTAACTGTTTAAGTATCTATTATATCACCAAAACCATTTAATGTCAAGCCCGATATGTAGAATAATTGCGGATTTTGCTTTGCTTATTAGCATGGCTTTCGTTGAATTTAATCTCATATCCACGCTGACGTAGAGCGTTCAGCAATACTGGCAAATCACAGTCTTCTTCCAAGAAAGCATTAGTGCCATTTTGGTAACTATAAGTAGAAATCTTATCAGCAATGCCAAGTTCCATCAAATTTGCTTTGGGGAATCGGGCCCATGCATGACCCGGATCAGCAAAAACTTTGATAGAGATTTTTTTAGCCATTGTGTAGTCCTTTAATTAACTGTTTAAGTATCTATTATACACCCAAACCCATTTAATGTCAAGCAAATTCGTAGAATTTTACTGTAGAATCCAGTTTTTGCAGTTCTTTTGCAACTTGTGTCAATGCACGATATTTAACCTGAACCTGACTACGGGAGAGTTCGCCGTCGCAAGAGAGATTTTCGGGGCTGAGGTCACAGTCCAAACAATCAGCAACTTCTTGCCGACCCTTAGAGGTTTGAATTTCATATTCTTTACCTTTAAACATTTTGTTCCATTTGTTCTTTTGGTCTATGTATTTCTGAAGTGCTGTCATTTCAAGTCCTTTAATTAACTGTCTAAGATTGTATTATACACCCAAAACCATTTAATGTCAACCGTGGCAATGCCCCAATTAAGGGGCATTACGGTGTGTGAAAGAATTACTTCTTAGTTGTATTTTGGTTTACGAAAGCATACATGCGTTCAGCAGTTTCCAAAACTTTGTCAATTCCTGGGAATACAGGTATATCTACTGTAGTAAGCAACTTGCCGGTAACGGGCTCTCTGGCGGTTGACATTTCCCAACCACTCCATTTCCATGAGAATTCTTGACCAATTAGGTCCTGTGCTTGCTTAAGAATTTCGGTACGAATCTCGTAGCCGTTTTTGTTGAATTTTACTTCGGGTAATTTTGGTGTGAAATCTGACATATTAATCTCCTTGTGTTAATGTCGGTGTGTGTGAACTAGCTTATTTTTTCTCAGTCTTTGCCTTGACTGTTTCGTCCTCACTATGAGGATAAATTGTTTTGCTCATGCTGTCCGCAGCATAAGACAACATCTCTATTGTATTCTTTGCCAGCATCTTTGCAAAGACTGTTTGGGCATCTATAAAGTTGTTGGCAACCTTATTCATTCTTTCGTCTTTAAAAATTTGATTAGTTGCCATTCTTTTTGAAGACTGTAATAATTCTATGTAAAAATCAGGTGTAAACATAATGGATCCTTTTAATGTATGTTATTTAGTTTTGGATTGAAATTTTTCAGGGTAATTCAACCTCTCCCATTCTTCGTCAGTTACTGGCCACCAGTAAGTCACAACCATAATCTCCCGGTATTTTTCTTTTGAGAAATTTCAAATTGACGGGTCAACCGTTCTATATCACATTCGGTTTGTGGGGAATGACTTACTATATATTCTTCTAGTGCAGAGCCATAAGTCTGGGGTCTGCTGAATTTATTGAATAGGTTATGAAAATAACCTGCTAATTGGTTTAACATTTGTTTTCCTGTGTATGTGTAAATTGAGTTTTTGTTACAGAACTCATTAACTGTATTTATGCCTCAATATAGAGTTCTCTATATCTTTGTATAGCTTGCGCTCGTGCATCAGCTAGTCTACTGGTTACAGAATCTGATAATGGTTTATCATCATCAAAATCTATAACCTTTCGTGCTAATTTGAGACAACTATATGCACCATGAAAGTCTAAATCGTTTGGACCGTCATCGTCATTATTGTTGTCTATTAAATTATTTAGTAGCGGACGCGGCTGGCTTGGCTTCTGGAGCAGCTTTATCTGTAGCTTTTTTGTCCTTGACAGGTGTAGCACTTTTAGTGGCATCCACTTTTTTGTCTTCCTTTTTCTTAGCCAATTTAACTTCTTCTTTGGCTGGAGCAGCAGGTGCTGCTACTGGTTTAGCCGCGACCGGTGCCGTTGCTTCAACTTTGTCAGCCGGAGTCTTTTTAGTTTCTTCTTTCTTGGCAGGTGCCGCTGTTTGTGCAAAAGCGGATGCAATTCCTAAAGATGCGATTAATGCTAGTACTAGTTTCATTTTTTGTTCCTTTTAAGTTAAATGAATAGAGACAATTACTCTATATATATACAACGCGGATGCTGTCATATTCGTTGACACAATATTTATCCTCCTCGCCCAGTTCTACGCATAACTGAGGACTTACCAAACCCTTTAGTGTTTACTTTAGGTCCTTGTTGCTTAGTGGCTTTACCTAATCCAGGACTAACTGTGTTTTTCTTTTTAGCTTCTTGTGCCATTGCTATGAATGGATTTATGCTTTTCTTTTCTTCGGTCATGATTTTACCTTTATTGAATCTAAGTATTCTACTAGAGTTCCGTACAAACTAATAAGCATTGCAATTTTACTATCATATAATTTGATATAGGGGATTTTCTTTTTATCTTCACTCTTATTTACTCCCAAATAATATGGACATTTAATTTTTTTAGTAAGTTCCAACATATATGCATGATCCGACATGTCGGTTCTTCGTTGAAAATCAAATGTATAAAATTCAATTTCTGCTAATCTAAACATAGAATCGCCAAACTCAGTAAGTCGTAACCCATCAGATCGTCCGGTAAACCACCATTTAAATAATAATTTATCTATCGGAATACCGTTGAGATCCGAATAAGTATTTGGCAGTTGTAATACAACAGCGGAAGTAATAGTTTCTTTTAGTGTCTTACGGTTGGTCATCGGGATATACCCGTGTACCTGAATTCATAAACACTACGGAAAATTTATTCGTTTTAAACTGCAAATTTAATTTACGACATAAATTCCTTGCATGGCCAGGATTAGAAAAACTTGTCTTTTTATATTTTGGAGTAGCTTCGCTATCTAAATAATGTTGAGATTTTAAGTTTATTGGTTGTCCATCATAAAATACTGCCCATATGCCGGCCGCCTCAACAATTTGATCACATTTATATGTGATTTTATCTACTAACTCAATTAGTATTTTTGGTTGTGTTCGTGACATTTAAAATTTCCTACCTATTAATTCCACTTGAAAGGTAGGTTCCGGCAAACTTACTTTGTGTTGTCCAACTTCATACGTATCTAATAACAATTTAGATAAATCATCACGCAACGCTCTGGCTTCAGTTATGGATAAAGCCAAAGTTTTACCCTGTCTTGATTCTACATAGGAAACTTTATCAATAAAGTTCTTTAAATTATTCATTAATTATTTATCAATTTTTACATCATCAGCATTCATAAACGGGCCATAATATGGATATCTTTGTATAAAAATATATTTTGGACAGAATATAGTAGCATATTCTGTGTTTTGCTTAATAGAATACCATCCGGCTGCATAATAACATTTACTTTTTTGTGTTTTAGTATATATATGTAGTTTTCTTTTAATATCTAATATAGAATTAAACACCCGGTTAGTTGTAGGATATTTAGAGAATTTAACTTCTGAAGATACCTTATTAATTTTTGATGAGGTAAATTCAATATTTGCCTTTTTAGCAATAGCATTTGTATTTTTAAATTGAGTTTTATTACCGTTAAGTTTCAATTCAAATCCGGATCCGTTTGCTAGTACATTTCCTACTTTTTCTTTACCATTGGTAATAATCCAAAATTGATTCTTAACAATAGGCTTGGCTATTAATGTGTTTTTTGTCATTTATATTCCTTTAATGTTGTCTCAGTTTCCCAAGTGTTAGTAGTATAGTTCCAATGACGGGTGTCGTAGATGTGAAAGTGAATGCCATAACCAAATATACCTAAACATATTTCAAAGCCGGCATGATCTTCTTGTATGCTAAAATTTATATCAATATCTAATAGGCTCCCGCTGTAGTACGTATGTTCAAGTTCCCATGCTTTGTTTCCAAATAACTTACCAGATACACAGCCTAGATTCTGAAAGTGATCAAACGGCAAGCTGATTTGTGTTCTTAAATTAAATATTTTCATTTTATTTCTATTAAACGTTTAACTGTTGTATGTTTAGTTACTAAAATATATTGATATACACCATTAATTTTTAATGGCAAATCTAATAAAATATGTAAGACCGGGCCCTCGGTCTCACTAATAACAGTATCATTACCCACACTGCCAACCCATCTGATTTTATTATGCAATCCAGATACTCTAGCCATAAATTCAAATTTAGGTTTATATCTATTTTTTTCAAAATATTCTGCTAGACTAGGCATTACTATATGTGTCAGTCAAATCAACTATTTCTGGAATTGGATTAAATTTATTTAACCAATGATTCCATACATACAATGCATCACGATTGTGTCCGGATTGCCCAACTAATTCATATATTCTGCCGCTGCGGGTTATACCTTTTTTGGTAGTAGGATCATATGTTTGTACCGGACTACATACCCTGCCTTCACTATAGCGATATCCCACCGAACCCACAAAATGAATAGTATCTCCTGTAGAGTCTATATCAGCTTTTACCAAATATACTCTCCATTGTGTTAACTTAACTTCTGGCTCATCAGTAACACTGTCTGGTTTCCATATACTTGCTGCTATGGCTACTTTGGCTAATTCACTTAACTGTTCTGTATTAATCATGTTTCCAACTCCTTTACCACTTGTATAATAGTATTTGCAACATTCAATGCTGCTTGTTTGCTTAATAGTAATGTGTGTTGATCTTCTCGGTATCCGTGTACAAGAATATCCCATGCAGCTTTAAAACGACTAAACCCTTGTTTCCAAAATGGGGTAGTGGTGTTGACATAGAATGTCATATTAACTTGTTTGATATCACGTTCACTATCTAGTTCGATCCACATGTGAACTTGATGATCGCCGTCATGACAATCGCAAGCAATAGTGTAAGATTTGCTTTGTCCGTAGTCAGCATCTAACATGATGCCCTGTGCAGGTATTTGAGTAGGCATTTTTAATCCTTTGTTAATTCAGCAACTAATAAGAAATGGTTGTAGGCATTTTTCACCGCAGGGTTAGTCATTAATATATCTGCCTCTATCATCATAGCATTCACCCCAGCTTCTGCTACATCTCTAGCACTACTATGCTGCAAAGCAAATCGTTCAGTACCAAACTCTTTAGATAATTTATTCCAAGCCTTACGCTGACCTTCAGTGATGGGCTTTTGTTGAGGTTTCAGTTCACTAGCCATGTATATAGCCCTAGTAATTTCATCCGCTGCTACCCTTCCTGCTGCAATCATGGCAGCATAGTTAGGGTCAATGTTATATCTACGACTTTGACCTCCGGGATAGCACATGACCAAATGATTACCTTTTGAGAAACTGTCTAAGTATTCAGTATTGTATTCGGCTATGGGAACATACTTCCTACCGACCTTTTCGTAAAATATCTTTTTCATTTAGGGCTGCCGGAGATTGTTAGGGGAGTTTGGAGTTACTGGCCTACGGTTACAGAATTCACACATTGGGTCATCACATTTATCTTCGGACCAGATGTTACAAGGTTCACAATAGTAACAATCATACTCTTCTGAATAATTTTTTGGTGCCAGACAGCATATTGTATAAGTCAAGTCCATAAACTATCTCTAGCCTTAACTAAACGAATCAACATTGCCTCATCTTCTGCTTCGTAGGCAGCTTCAATTTCTTGCAGTAGTTTATGTGACCGATCGCTCATGGCTTCAAGTTCGGGACTCCGGTCATTGCTAAACATAAGCTTGCCACCGTTGGCAATTCTGCTGGCTTCACAGTAATCAGTCCAACCACTTGCATCATATGCGTCAGGACGATTGGGATACACAGTAGTCCACCATGTGTACAGTTCTTTAATCTCTCTGGCACGTTCTGCTTGCCTAGTAGGCTTGCCGTGGTCTGGATTAGTTTCTTCTACACCCCAGTCTGAACCCATTGTTAATGTCATAGCCCAGTCAAGGTGATCAAGACCTGCCTGTGGACAACGCCATACTCGCCAACGGAACCATCCACTGGCCCAAAAGGGAGGATCATACTTGGCGCGGTCTTTTTTATCGCCCCAAGCAATGTGACTCCATGCTGATTCTATCTCAACAAAATCCACCAACTCATTGAATAAGCAAGGCAAAAAGCGGTTCCCCACGTCCTGCCATTGGCCAGGTTTAATATCCCGGGGATGAGCGGTAAGACTATGAGTGCGACTAACCCAACGGTTGTTAATGTAGTATTTGATATCATATAGAGTCCTTATAGGCCAGGTGACAAAATCTTGAATGTGTCCTAGGGCTTCTTCTGCTAGCCAGTAGCGGAAGTTGTGTTTGATCTGTGCTTGAGTGGTCCAATCGTCCCATTCTTCAGAAGTACCAGCACTAAGTTTTTTAGTGCCGCGAATCCAGTCTGCAAATGGTGTGCATGACCAGTAGTTGCTATGCTGTGCGATAATAGTTCTCCTTAATATTCTACTATTATATATCATTTTAGGATATATAACAATAAGTTTGGGCAACTTATATAGAAGTATTATATTTAATTATCTTGAATGCAATCAATGCATGAGGTTGAAACTTAACCTGTTTATAGTTCAACTCCGAAATTTCGTTTTATATCATTACCGCAATCTTTATAACCGTATCCAAACGCAGTATCAACACCACCGGCAGCATTGCTATGGTCATAACAAACTTCAGCACATTCCTTCACAATCAATCGGGCGAACATTCTGTAATCAAAATCCCTCAACCCTTCACGATCACTTCCGTGGGGTGCAATTAGTCCAGCCTCTCTAGCAAGTGTATAAATTCGTTCGTTCATTCTTCAACTCCGAAATGTTTTTTTATTTCCATCGCATCAATTGCTCGCACATAGTCGCAACATTCTTCAATAATCAACTGGGCGAACTTTTCTTTGTCAAAGTCCCAACATGTTGTGACTTTAAAGTCCCAACATACTCCGTCATTGGCTATTGGATCAATATAGGTAGTAGCCTGTTCAATCAGTAGTTTAATTCGTTCGTTCATTCTTTAACTCCGATTCTAATTGATCCATCTTTGCTTTTAATTTAGGGTATATTTGACCCACGCTGATCAAGGTGCTATGTGCAGTCTTTGGATCAAACCCGTACGTGAGATGTTGCATTAAATTCAAATGCGCCATTGCAACCAAATGCAAAGCCTGATCTGTCTCACGCTCGGCAATTTCTACTCTCTGCTTGGCCCATTCTTCGTGTGCTTTGTATTGCACTTCGTTCATTCTTCAACTCCAAAAAATTATTTTAATACGCCTTGATAGGGGCTATTAAGCCACCTTGCATAGGTATCAGCATTATCAGCAATTTTATTCAACTCATATTTTCCAGCAAACTTCATCAAGTGAATACCAACTTGCGGGGTAGTAGTTCTACGAACACCTTCACGAATGTTTGTATCCACTGATAGTTTAACATCATCGGGTTGAGCGGTAAGATCAATTAATTTGTGATTACGTTCATAGTCGTCACGCACACGATGTTCTACACCATTGTGGTCCTGCCAATGTTGCAGCATCATATTGTTCCACGCATAGCCTTGCTTAGTTCTATCAGCGTATGCCTCAATCAATCCAACTTTATTTTTGCTACCTTTCTCACGTACTCCGGGAAAAGCAGAAAATATATTGTCTGATGTATCACCCCGCATGGCCTTCTTGAACAGCAAATATTGAGGATCCCCAAGTAGTTTAGGTTTCTTTTCTTTATCTAACACCGGCTTGCCGTTCTCTTTTAAATATCCATTTAAAGTCACAAGTTCATTGCCTACTCCATTGTAGCGTACTACTCGGTCGGTGATGAGTTGATCGTAATCCGTATCTGTTGAAATTATCCAGTGATTGTCTTCTGGATGCAAGTGTATAAAACGTGCAATTAAATCATCAGCCTCAGCGTTTGGATCACGCAATACGCTTACGTTTGTTTTCTCTTTCAGAAATTGGATGAAGGTGTCATATGTTTGCCAAAACATGGTGTTTTCTTCAACCTCTGCCTCTGTTTGAGACATTGTATCTACTGCACGATTCCTTTTATAAGGTGCGTATAAGTTTTTGCGGAAGCTGCGACCTTCTAAGCAAAAAGCCACGTGGTCGATTTTAAATCGTTTTACAATTTGATTTGTGCTAGCCAATGTAAGATGTAATGCCATCGCTACTTTTTCTTCCACAGTACTATTGCGTGATGCAATGTGACGGGCACGAAAAAATGTATTTGCGGTATCAATCAGGGCGTATTTCATATCGTAATTATAGTATAATAAAATTATTTTGTCAAGCGTTTTCTATCATTTTCTTAAAACTCATAAGATTTTCTTCTAAAGCAGTCATTAAGACTTCATACAAATTATTTTCATACTTAGCACCTGGCTCAAGATATCCTGTAAGTTCAACTATCTCAGATCCAGGAATGTTAACCATACATCCGTCACCATTTTCTGTTAGATATTTCATCACAACATCTTTTGGAGCAAACACTACACCGTCACTAGAAATGCCAATAAGTACGTCTGCAACCGATATGGAAGAAGTCTTAGTTGAATTGTTGGTTCCTTGACTATTAGTAAGAATAAAAGTAATTGTTTTTCTGAGTTTATTCTTTTTGGTGTAGAACTTGTCTGCCATTTTACTTTTTTGTTCTACCGTGATATTATGTTTCTCCCACTTAAAATCATAATGTTTTTCTCCAACATATTTAAAAGTCGGATCGTTAGCGTATGATTCTGAGGCTTTTTCCATAATTAGACCCTTCATAAAACGCCACTGGGCATTATTAAATTCTGGTCCTAGGTTGTTGCCATAATCAATAACTTGTTTCCAGTCAAAAGATTTAAGATCGGATATAACTGCATTAAGTTTAGTTTTGTTCATAAAGATGATTTGTTAAAATACATAAGTTGTTGAAGGAAGCACAATTCTAACACAAAAATCATTTACTGTAAACCTTTTCAACTGACTTCTGTCCTCCCATCACCCAAATCTTTAGTTCGTACATTACGATAGCTGTTTCTATTATCGGGATTAGCCCATTCCTGGTCCCAGGTTTCTAGTACAGTCGCCCTACACAGTCCAATCCACCACCGATCAACGATATCATTATCAGTGTCAGTAGTTTTTATTTTGTAACCTGCACGAATTAAGTTTAAAACAAATTTGTCATTGAAATCTAATTCTACAGAACCACTATTAATATCATCTGGATCAATATCCATTTTAACAATGTTAACATATGGTTCTCCGTTGTTAGTGGCTGATTCTTTAGCACTTAAAATTTTCTCTTCTTTTTTTTCTTTTGGCTTTCTTTTTCTTTTTTCTTTTGGTATACTTGGAGTTACACTACTAGGAATTGTTTCTACAGGAGAGATAACCGGTTTAAATTTACTAAATATATTTTTTAATTTGTTGAACATTCTTTATCCTTACGTAAATCATACAAGTCAAACGATGCTAAATTTTTTGCCTTGCTCTCGCACATTATATCAAATTTGTCAGTAAATGTCAATGCCCAATCATTGACTGCATCATTCCAATAAAAATTAGAATGTGCCCTAAGTTTTTGTTTATTATGCCCGGACTCCATTAACGGAAAAAGAGCGGGGCGCTGTAATCGGGAATGGCCAACAAGTAAGTCATCACGACTAACGGAGTAATGTATAACAGGCCTAACACCACGCCAACTATCAATAATTTTATCAACACGTTTATCACTAACTTCAATATATTCTCCAGTTTTAATCCAATGATGATGTATATCTAGTACCAATGCACATGTATCTATTAATTCCATACTTGAATCAATTCCCCATGTCATTTCATCATTTTCAATAGTAATCATATTTCTAGCCTCTACGGTTAGACGTTTCATTACATCTTTGATTCCTTGCGGACCTCGCCTACCCGAAATATGAACATTGATTTTAAAGTCTTGAAACTGTTTACCATACCCCATACTTCGAGCCATATCCGTATGATATTCAAACTCTTTAATACTGTTATTTATGATATCATCACTTGCGCTTGCTAAAACAGTAAATTGTCCTGGATGGAAAGATAATCTAACATCATTTTCTCTAGCAGAATTGCCCACTTTAGTGAATAGTTCTTCCATACGATTAATCACATCCTGACGTTTATAAAAATATTCCCAATCAGGATGTGTATATGCGGTTAGCATATCACTAGTTAACCTAACCATTCTGAGTTCCGGTACAAGAGATCCAACTTTCATTACAAGATTATGGGTATGGGTTATATTTTTTTCCATAGTATCCCACAACTTTTGTTCTGCTACTTCTTGTTTTTGACGTTTTAACCAAGTTAAAGTTGTGCCGCCGGTGTTTAATTCGGGCACACTAACTACAAAGTTTTTAGTATTAACTTTAGAAAACTTACATGCAAACCCAATACGTTTGATATGATTATTTGTCATAAGAATTGCCAGTAGTGATAAATATAGTATATTATAGCATATTTGCTTAATAAAGTAAATGATTTACGGAGACATATGAAAATAAATGATATATTAGAGTCAACTATTTCCAAATTAGCAGGCGCGCCACCGGGAATAAAAATTATGACACCTCAGCAATTTGTTGCTAGTACGGGTGATATGCCCGGTGAAGAAGGTGTGGCGGAGGCTGAGAAGAAAGGCCTTTACTACTATGTGAATAAGCGTAAGAAAGCTGGCACTAGTAGAGATGCTGACAGTCCCAAAGCACCCACAGCACAGGCTTGGAAAGATGCTGCCAAGACTGCCAAAACGGAAGGTGTGGCGGAAGGACAAGAACACTTAGATAGAATTCGTAGTCTGTCTGGGTTGGGTGAAGCAACTAAACTGCCAGCACAAACTCGTGATTTAGATAGTCAAGAGTTTCAAGACTACATGAAGCGTATCGTTGGCACACCTGACTTAGATAAAGCAGGTAATGTCAAAGTAGATAAGAAAGGCAACGAAAAGTATACTACTGGTAAAACTAAAACAGACAAATACAAAATGCCCTATATCCATCGTAGTAGTGTAGTTACATACTTAAGTCCAGATGGTCAAACATATGATGAAGATGCGGTTAAGAAAACATTATCAATTCGTCCCAAAGCGTTACTAAAGCAAAACGAAAAGATGAAGCATAGTAATGGAGAGTTTGAGCAATTCTTTAATGTTGGATTTGCGGCATTAGTGGGAATTGCACTAGATGAACAAACCAATAAGTTAATCGTTGTTAATACTTGTCCAGGCGCTGGCTCTTGTAAAGTAGAGTGCTTTGCTATGAAGGGCGGTAAAATTCAATTTAAGGCAGCATGGCAAAGTGACGGAAGAATTCTAACATATCTATTAAATGATCCAGATGGTTTCTTTAATCAACTAAGCAATGAAATCTCGGTTGAATCACAGGCAGCAGCAAAGGGTGATAAGAAATTCCCTAATGGTTGGCAAACAACAGTTCGTTGGCATGATGCCGGTGACTTCTTTAGCCCAGAATACTTAGATTTAGCATTGAAAATGGCTGCGAAACATCCCGATGTTAGATTCTATGCTTACACTAAGATGGCAGGAGCAGCATTGGCTAAGAAGCCACCTAACTTTATTATCAACTGGAGTGAAGGTGCTAACACTACACAAGAGAAACAAGTTAAGGCACAAGATCCAAACTTAGATAAAACTAAGAATAGTCGTATTGTTCCAGAAAAACTATTTTATGACTTGTTGGCTAAAGATGAAAAGGGTAACTTGAAAAAGACAGCAGATGGTGCATGGCAACCTGCTGGTCCTGAGGCTCTTGCTCAAATGAAACAACGTATTGCGAATGAATACGGCATTAGTGCATCAAGCATATTAAGTTATACTGAATATATGTCCAAAAGAAGTTCAATTCCTTCTGGCATGAAATACAATGTCATTGTTGCACCGGGCGAAGGTGATGTTAGTGCAAACGATCCTGGTGTACTAAGTACCCTATTGTTAAGACATTGATAAATACTAAACAAGGTAAACTAAAATGAAAATAACTGAATTAATTTTGCGGGAAGAATGGACTCCTACTCCTGAACAAGTAAAATGGTTGGGTAATGCAGACCGTAAAGATCCGGCTATTTTAGCCAGAATGCCCGGCGAAAAACCTCCACTAAGTTATTTTAAAGACCCTGACGATCAAGCAAAAGCAAAAGAACTAAATGTTGGTACAAGCAACTTGAATACGGTTAAGAGTGTAGTTGGTGGAAAGCCAGATGAACCAATATTTAGCACATCTCCTAATTCTAATTTTGGAACGTTTAGAAATGCTTCTACTAGCCGCGGTTTTTCGGGAACTAACCAAGCCGGTAAAGATCCCGGGCCCGGTGATGATTCTGCCCCTTACAAGTTTGAACCTTACCCAAATCAAGCAAATCAATCGGGAAGCTCATCTACTGATTCATCAACTACAGCGTCAACAGCCGCTCCTGCGTACAAACCGTTTTCTAATGATGACGCATTGGATGCTGCAAATAAAAAGAATAATACAAAACCTGGTGAAACCGCAGTAGGTGGTGAAGGTAATCCGCCAGCAGCAGCCTCAGCCGCAGCAGCAGGTGCAGCGGCTGCTGGCAATTCTCGTGGCAAAACAGGAGATCCAGAAAAAGATATCGGTCCACCAGCTGAATTAACCACTGCATTGACTCAATTAAATAATATTCTTAAAAAATATAAGGTAACAACAGAAAGTAGAAATAATCTTAAACGTAGGATGATATCTGAAAATCTACATGAATTTTCACCTGCTGAACAAATTAGAATTTTTACTATTTTAATTGAAAATAAGCCAGAACAATTAAATGAATTTATTGCTCCGTTAGTAAAGGGACTTGGTAGAATGTTTGGTGTGGGCAAGGGTGCCAAAGCCGGCGTTAGGAAAGCAGCCAAGGCAAAAGCTGATTCACTGGCTAGACGTTCACTTGTAAATAAAGCCCGTAATCCAATTCGTGCAGCCTTGCCCAAGATTGGCGGCGCAGCATTGACCGGATGGGGAGCATATGAAGGTGCCAAAGCATTATGGGATTGGTGGAAAGAACCTCCAGAAGAAAAACCAGAACTAGAACCACTAGGTGGAGATCCTGCAGCAGGTGGAGATCCTGCAGGCGAAGGACCCGGAGCTGGAGATCCTGCAGGCGAAGGACCCGGAGCTGGAGATACTGAAGGGCAAGGCGGCACTGTTGGACAGGCTGTAGCGGCTGGATTTATATCAAAAGAAGATGTTGATATAATTAAAAAACAACTGCCTATACTTGTACGTTATTTTGGACTAGATACTACCAGTAACGATTTAAAATTAGATATAAAAGCAACAATAGATGGTATAGAAGAACTTCAAGAAAAGGTTATGACCGGTACAATGGCAGGTGCAGCAGGTGCAGCAGGCCAAGCAGGAAAACCTGCTGCACCACCAAAGCCCTGGGGTAAAACAGGAGATCCAGATCAAGATACTGGCCCCTTACCAAAAAGTGTAATAACCAAAGACGGAAAGACTCGGGAACGGCCACCCGGTTTTATTGATTCAATGTGGAAAGCCTATCTGAAATATCTGAAAGACGACGGACATCTTAAAGACACGGGCGCCATGAAATGAGTGCAATCTATAACAAGATAATGAGTCCACTAGAGTGGCTGGCATCTCAGGGAGTACAAGGCGTACGTGCGGGTGGCAAAACTGGTTCAAATATTGGTCCTAATTCTGACCCTGAAGATCCTAACACATGGCCGCCAGGTGTCAAAGCAGCACCGGACTTTGGTTATCTAAATTCTATTGGTAGGTGGATTCCTACACCTTTTAACGTTAGAGCCGAAACGGGCACTTGGCAGGAACCACCAAAAGGCAGTCCTGCAAATCTCACTGGTATCCCACGCAACAAATACACACCATTTCAACTCAAACTGGAAAAGATGAGTTGGAAAAACACTAGCAACAACGGTGCTCTTATTGAACAGAGTAAAATGGTGCAACTGCCCGGAGGGGCTCCTGAGATACCAGGATATAAACGTGTAGATCCTAGTCAATTCAGTACAGCAACTGGCGCACAGATTGGGCCCAGCAATATTTATTGGGCGTATGCTTATAAGAGTAATAGTGTTTTGAATAAAAATATTATTTTGATTTCACCTACATTGTATTACAACACAAAAGCCAGCATAGGTAGACACTACAGAACCTGGGGTAGTGGCAAGATACGTAGTGACAACGATAAGGTACCATCAGCTAACGGTCCAGTATATGTTTCTTTAAAGGATTTCATTGTTAATGATATGATCTTGGCTGTTATAGTGCATGTCAGCGTTGGCGCTCCTAATATTGGCCCTCAAATTCTACAGAGTATAAAAATTTAA